TGATGAAGAGCGTGAGCTTCACGGGCGCTGACCGAAGGAGCCGCCAATGAGGTTCCAGATCGATTTCACGCCCACGAAGCGCCGTCCGAGGATCAAGCGCAACGGGCAATCCTACGACCCTAAGGAGAACCAGCGCGAGAAGAGGGCGATGGTAGCGGCGTTCAATGCCCAATGCGGCTCTGTCGCGCCGTTTGAGGGCGCGGTTTCGGTGAAAGTGGACATCTACCGCCGAATGCCCAAGAACCGCCCCCAGAAGCTGCTCAGAGAGTTCGACACGTACAAGCCAGACGCGGACAACATCGCCAAGGCTGTGCTCGATGCGATGAACGGATTGGCATTCGTTGACGATTCGCAGGTCGTGAGCCTTTCCGTCACTAAGCACGACCGAACGCACAGGGAGAGCGACATGGTGGCGGTTGAGATAGAGGAGGTTGCGAGATGACACCAGCGGCGCAGGCAGAAGCGTACTACAGCGAGGAAGAGCGGGAGAGGATAGCGAGGGCGAAGAAGCTCCGCTGCATCGACTGCGATTCCGCCAGGGCATGGTGCGTTGGCGGGACGAACATGCAGACAGGCTACTGCGTACTGCACGACATGCCGCTCTCTAGCAGCGAGCTGCAGAGCAGCCAATGGGACATGTGCGGGACTGATGCGCTGTGATGACGGACAACGCGAACATCTTTCCCCATGCCGCCCCTTTCGATTGGAACAAGAACCCACGGCGCGTGAGGTGCCGAGGATGCGGCAGGGAGTTCGAGCAGAGAAGCAGGAACAACGTCTACTGCACGAAGGAGTGCAGAGACAGGCAGAAAGGAAGCCGATGAAGGCAAAGATCAAGTACCACGATGGCGCAAGCAACCTTGAGCGCCACGGCGCTATGTGGGACATGGCGGCAAGCGAGACGGTGACGTTGAGGAAAGGCGAGGTGAGGATCATCCCCCTGGGCGTGTCGATGAAGCTTCCAAGCGGATACATGGGCGTTCTGGTTCCGCGATCCTCAACGTGCCTGAAGCACGGGATCATGATGGCTAACAGCGTTGGGATCATCGAGAACGACTACAGCGGCGATGGCGATGTTTGGGGGTTCGTTGCCTACGCCATCAGGGACACCGTGATCGAGCAGGGAACTCGAATCGCGCAGTTCATGCCCGTTAGATACGCCGATGACATCGAGTTCGAGGAAGTCGATTCGATGGGATGCGCAGACCGTGGCGGCTACGGCTCAACGGGCGTTTCGGCAGGATCGGTGGCGAAATAACATGCCAGTCTGCTACTGCAAAAACTCAGGCGGCTATGGTCGGTTCATTCCAGTGGTCGAGCAGAAGCCAGTGAAGCCGGAAGTCGAGGAAGAGCAGGAAGCCGAGCCTGCTAAGCACCTGACGAAGCGCAAGCTTCACCAGCTTGAGCCTTTGAAGCCTTCGAAGCGCGAGACGAGGGTTCGGTGCGTTGAGACGGGCATGGAGTTCGAGACGGTCAAGCAGGCAGGCTCTGCGCTTGCCGCGCTCGGATTGGGCAAGGATGCGGCGGTCGCAGCGTCAGCGATAAGCAACAGCATGAGGACGGGCGGAACGGCTTACGGCTTCCACTTCGTGAAGGTGGCGTCGTAACCGATGAAGAGAAAGGAACCTGAATGCTATCAGGAATCATAGCCAAGACAACGGAGTTCCCGTTGCAGCTGATCGGCTCGGTGGCAGGCGTATCGACCGCCAGGGGCGGCAGCGACGACGACAAGGCTAAGAGGGCAAGGCGCTGCTTCAAGCGTGGGCATATGAGCGTGTTCGAGCACGTGTCGGTTACATGGCGCATCGAGGGCATAAGCCGAGCGTGCAGCCACCAGCTCGTGCGGCACCGCCTGGCAAGCTTCTGCCAGCTGAGCCAGCGTTACGTTGTGGTCAACACTGACGCTGATTGGTACGTGATCCCGCCATCGATCAGGGACGATGACCGAATGCTCGAAGAGTACGCGAGCGAGATGTGGCGATGCGCGGAGTATTACAAGTCGCTTTTAGACGATGGAATGAAGCCAGAGGACGCGCGCTACGTGCTCCCAGAAGCCACCAAAACCGACATCATCGTGACGATGAACCTGCGCGAGTTCATGAGCTTCTACAAAGCCAGAAGCGACAAGGCGGCGCAATGGGAGATACGCGAGCTTGCGGAGGATATGATGCGGTCTTTCTACATGTTAGGCGGCGAATGGATGGAGATCATCCACATGATCGAGGAGGTGCGCGATGACGATTAGCGACGAAGAGCGCCGCGAGGTAGCGCGAAAGCTGCGCGAGCGGACTAAAAAACCGATGGGCAAGAGCATGCAACGTATGTTCACCGATACGCTTGGCATTTACGCGCATCACAACAGTTGGATGAACCCAGATAAAGCAACTAATCGCTGGGATGTGATTGTCAACTACCTTGCCGACCTCATCGACCGCCCGACGTGCCGAAAACTCATACCAGACGAGATGGAAGGTTATGTGTTTTGCTCCAACTGCGGAGCGGAAATCGGCGAGTACAGCGTACCGAACTACTGCCCGAACTGCGGAGCGGAGGTGGTGAGCGACGATGACTAGAAAAGCTGGATTCTGCCCCACGTGTGGGGCATCGAAATGCCACCAGAGGTGGCACCCGCACGCCATTACCGACTACTCGCACGAGCTTGTGGATGATGCAAGCTTGTCGAACATGAACACAGCAGACGTATTCAAATGCCCATCGTGCGGTTTAGTCGGGTGCGTGGTCGAGTACCACCAGAACGGCGGCGGATTCTGGGATTTGGATATCCCGTGCGATTGCGAGCCGCGATTCTGCCCCGAATGTGGCGAGAGGATGGTGGTCGAATGAGGGTTTACAAGTGCGACATATGCGTCTACAGGTGCGACCGATGCGGGAAGAACATTGCATTCGAAGAGCGGCTCGAGACATCGCGGCAAAAATCGATGCTATGCATCTTCACTATCAACGAAAAGATTCTTTGCGAAGACTGCGCGAAGAGCTTCATTAAGTGGTTTAGCGAGTGCGAGAAGGAGCCGAGAGGATGAGCGAGATCGAGTTGAAACCATGCCCGTTCTGCGGGAGCGATGACGTTGTCTTCGGCATGCTCGAAGAAGTACATTACGTAGAGTGTTGTGATTGCTGCGCCAAGGTCGAGACCTACAACGGCATTGAGGACGCGGTAAAAACGTGGAACACGCGAGCCATAGACCGTGATGAGCTTATGGCGATTGCCGATGAGCTTGAGAACAAATTCTTCGTGGTCTACGACAGCCACGGAGAGATCGATCATGCAGACTGCTTCGTTGAGCGGATCATGAAGGCTGTTGACGCATGATCGCGGACTGCGACACTGGCGGAACATAAGCGTTGCAGCGGGTTCTTTCACGTCACGCCTTTCTAACCGCTGCATCCTTTCGGCAACCACCTGCCTTTTCGGTCGGCAGGGGGTTGTTCTTTTTTCTGCGCACTGATACAAGCGCCGATCATCGGGAGAGGAGAGAAAGGAGCTGCATTGAGACAGCAACCAGAGTTGACGGTCGAGGAGGTTCCGACCGGTGAGCTAGTGCCTTACGCGAGAAACGCTAAGGTTCACACGAACGAGCAGATCGACCAGATCGTTAAGAGCATCGAGGAGTTCGGATTCAACGACCCCATTGCCGTATGGCACAACGGAGAGGGCGCAATGGAGATCATCGAGGGGCATGGGCGCGTTCTGGCGGCTAAGAAGCTCGGTCTTGACGTTCTGCCCGTTGTCACGCTCGATCACCTCACGAACGACCAGCGCAGGGCGTACACGCATGTTCACAACCAGCTGACGATGAACACTGGCTGGGATTTGGACACGCTGAGCTTCGACCTTGACGAGCTTGATTTCGATTTCGAGGATTTTGGTTTTGATGGCGGTTTCGATGCGATTCAGGATCTGCTTGATGACGATCTTGTCTCGTTCAAGGACGAGTTGGAGAAAAGCTCGTTCAACATCACATTGACTTTTCCGTCTGAGAAGAAAGATGTTGTAAAGGCTTTCATTGATGACGCTGGGAAGGATCAGGCAGCTTCAATCATCGTTAAGGCGGCTGAGCAATGGGGGTAAACTGCGGAAGCCAGGTTGTCCTATGCGAGTACCCGATAAGGCTAGACACATACGAAGGCTGCTCTCACGATTGCCGTTACTGCTTCGCAAGGAACAAGCGCGACATAGCAGCGGTTAAACCGCTCCATTGCGTTGAGCAGGTTAAGCGTTTTGTGTCTGGGAAAAGGACGCTCGAAACAAACTGGTGCGATTGGGACATTCCGCTTCATTGGGGGGGTTGTCCGATCCTTTCCAACCGGAGGAGGAAAGGCACAGATGCACCCTTGAGGTTCTAAAGGTTCTGAGCGAGACGCAATATCCGTTCATTGTGAGCACAAAGGGATATCTATCCATTCTTTCCAGGTGCAATGCAGTAGTGCAGATAAGCATGACAAGTCCGCTTCTTGACAAGCTTGAGAAAGGAGCGCCCACTTTCAAAGAGCGCATAGAGATTGCTTCTAAGGTTTCACCTAATGTAAAGCGCGTTATAGCACGTGTGCAGCCGTACCTTCCGCAATGCAAGCAGACGCTTATAAAGGCGCTTCCTGACATGAAGAAGGCTGGGATACATGGAATAACGATCGAGGGCATGAAGTTCAAGAAGAAGAAGCCTGGCACTGTTCGCTTAGGCGGTGACTGGGCGTACCCAGACGATACGCTAAAGCGCGACTATCTTGAGATCAGATCACATTGCCGCGAGCTTGGTCTTGCGTTCTGGTGTGCTGAGAACAGGCTTAGGAGCCTTGGAGATTCAACGGCTTGCTGTGGATGCGGCGACATCCCTGGGTTCGAGGGCAATCCGTTCAATTGCGTCAGCGTAAAGAACGGCTCTGGTGCTGTCGCTACAGGCAAGATGCGCGACAAAGGCACAGCCAATTGCTTCAGTTCGATAAGCCAAAGTGCTGGAATCTATGATCTTATAAAGCAGAAGAGCTTTTACGAAATGATGAAAGATTCAGCAAAGATGTTCAGCTGACATGCAAGCTACGGTAATGCGTGGCTTGCTTTTTTAAGCGTTTAATTCGTCAAGAAATGCAAAAAAATATTAGAAAAAGCTAATATTTACTGTTTACTTAAACCTTAGAAAATGCTAATATTTAATCATTAAGTAAGGAGGTGACATGCAAAGACGAGAGTTGGTCAGAATCCTAAAAGCAGCGGGGTTTATCTCCAAAGGCGGTACAAACCACGAGAAGTTCTATAAAAACGGTTTTAGTGAAGCGTCATAGAGAGATTGAAGACCAGATTGCTAAGAGGATTTTACGGGAAGCGGGGCTTAGATAGCCCCTCCTCCCTACCTTGTCTTTGCATTTGAAAGGAGAAAATCATGTTATATATCTGCGAGTTTGAATTTTTTGATTCTGACGGCTTCATCTGTGCTTTTCCTTGCAATGATATAGGAGCAGGAACTTTTGGAGACAACCTAAACGATGCGGTAGAAAGTGCCGCTGACTGGCTTACTTGCATTGTTGATGATGCTTTGATGAGCGGCAAAGAACTCCCAGAGATTAGCTTCGGGCATGAACCAAGGCACGGCGGTAAAATCATTGCAATTGCAGTATCAAGAGAGCTTGAAGACATCCCAGCTATTACAGCATCAGAAGCAGCTCGAGAATTAGGGGTTAGCACCGCACGAGTAGCTCAGCTCATAAACGCGGGGTTGCTTGATTCATGGAAAGATGGGACTAAAAGAATGGTTTCAAGAGAATCCGTTAACGCTCGAAAAGAAGATAATCCAAAGGCTGGAAGACCAAAGAATCTAGCTGTGATATAGTGACCTCACTGATTCTCGTCAGTGCATGTGAAACCCCGCTTCGGCGGGGTTTTCTTTTGCCCTGCTACATGACGGCAGAATCAGTGTCATGGCTAAAGAGAAATGCACAAAGGACGTAATCAAGATCGCCGTGAAGCTCAAGAAGCACGGCGCTTTGGACAAGGACATCGCCCTTGCCTGCGGCGTATGCCCTCAGACTTTCAGCACGTGGCTGCACCATCCGCAGACCGAAAATCAGCGCGAATTTTCCGAAGCCGTCAAAAAGGTCGAGGTCGATTTCAAGGACAAATTGACGCAGATCATCATGAGGGACGCGCAGGAAAGGGACTGGAAAGCGGCGGCGTGGCTGCTCGAAAGGAAGTATCCCAACGAGTACGGGCGAGTAACCAGGGTCATCGATGATTCGGGCGATTCCGAAGAGGTTCCGCGCATCGTGTTCAACCCGAAGAAGGGCGGCAAGGGATGAGGAGCATCAACCTAGCCGACCTGACGATCAGCAAGTTTTACGGCGTTGTGGAGAGCGCATTGAACCACGACCACGGCGAGTTTTGGCTGATGGGCGGTCGTGCTTCGCTCAAATCGAGCGTCATCAGCCTTCTTATCGTCTGCCTGATCGTTGCGTTCCCGTGGGCGAACGCCGTTGTCGTTCGGCGCTTCGGGAACACGCTTCGCGATTCCGTTTACGCGCAGATCATATGGGCGATCGACATCCTGGGCTTGTCGGGCTTCTTCCGCGCGAGGGTTTCGCCGATGGAGATCGTTTACGTGCCAACGGGACAGAAGATCGTTTTCCGAGGGATGGACGATCCCCTAAAGATGAAGGGCGTGAAGTTCGTTAAAGGCTACTGCGCTATCCAGTGGTTCGAGGAGCTTGACCAGTTCGAAGGCTGGGAAGCCGTCAGGAGCGCGTTGAAGTCTTTCAAGCGCGGCGGCTCGGTGTTCTGGACTTTCTACAGTTACAACCCGCCTAAGACGCTTTGGAGCTGGGTAAACCGCCAATGCCTTGAGATGCAGCGCAAGCCTGGTTGCCTGGTGCATCACAGCACGTACCTAGACGTTGTGGAGGGCGGTCACGCCGATTGGCTTGGAGAGCCTTTCATCGAGGATGCCGAGTGGTTGAAGCAGACCGACCCCACCGCATACGCATGGGAGCTGATGGGCGAGATCACGGGAACTGGCGGCTCGGTGTTCGACAACATCGTTGAGCGCAGGATCGGCGATTCGGAGGTTGCAGGGTTCGAGCGCGTAAGGAACGGCGTTGACTGGGGATGGTTCCCCGACCCGTGGCGCTTCATTCGCGGCGAGTGGGTTCCGCGAGAGCGCAAGCTGATCCTGTTCGAGGAGCATTCGGCGAACAAGAAGCTTCCGAAGGAAACGGGCGAGATCGTAAGGCGATCGCTGACTTACCCCGATTACCAGGGCGGCACAGCCTACACGCACAAGGACGTTGTGTGGTGCGATGACACGGCAGACGGCAAGCAGCAGATGGCGGATTACCGCCGAACCTTCGGGATCAACGCGAAGCCAGCGAGGAAAGGAAACATGCGGCGCATAAGCTACATGTGGCTCGCAGGCTTGCGATCGATAGAGATAGACCCAGTTAGATGCCCTCATGCGTTCGAGGAGTTCAGGCTTAAGGAGTTCGAGCGCAACAAGGCTGGGGAGTGGGTTGACGAGATTCCAGACGGCAACGACCACAGTATTGATGCCGTCCGTTACATGATGATGAGCGATGTTCTGAGGAGCGCATAGGTGGCAAGCGAAGAAGTAGACTACACGGTTCCGTTGCACGTTCGAAAGTACCTTACGAGCCTAGGGTACGAGCTGTGCGATGGCGTTATGACCGACCTTATAGAGCAATGGCGGGACTGCTACGCATCCCGTGGAGAGTTTTACGACTACCACGACAAGGACGGCATGGGGCATACGCTCAAAATCCACCGCCGATCCTGCAAGCCTGCGAAGCGTGTATGCAAGGAATGGGCGGCGCTTATGTTCAGCGACCCTATCACCGTCTCATGCGATGACGAAGCCTGCAACGCATGGCTCGCCGATTACCTTGAGAGGATCAACTTCTTCGGGAACGGTAAGCAGCTTGTGCAGGATGCTTTCGCCCTCGGCACTGGCGCGTGGGCGCTGTGGCTCGATCTTACGGCGCAGAAGATGCAGGTTCGCCGATACAAGGCTAAGCAGGTTCTGCCGCTCACGTGGGACGATGACGGCGTTACGGAATGCGCGTTCACGAGCCGTGTTGCAATCGGCGGCAAGGTGCTCGATCAGGTGCAGCTGCACGTATCAGAGCCTGACGGCTACCACATCAAGACTGTTCTGTTCGATCGCAAGACAAAGAAGCGCGTAGCCGTTGACGGCGTGGTCGATGACCTCGCCACCGACTGTGAAACGCCAACGTTTGCGCTTGTGAAGCCTGCTATCTCCAATACGTTTGTAGACATCACGCCTTACGGGCAGAGCGTTTTCGCCGATTCGATCGATGAGGTTCAAGCGGTTGACCTTTGCTTCGATGCGATCTTCAACGAGGTCGATCTTGCTAAGCTCCGTATCTTCATCGATGACATGCTTATCGATGTGCAGGACAAAGACGGAAACCGCCAGGCTATCCCGTTTGGCAAGAACGACAACACGGTTTACCGCAGGGTCAGCGGCGTTGGCGATGGTCAGCCTATCGTGCCGTTTGCACCTCAGATGCGCACCGAGCAGCAGGTAAGCGCATACCGCCTGGCGATCCAGAAGCTTGGCGATGACTGCGGGTTCGGAAAGAAGTATTTCGACATCGATGCGGCAGGCGGCATGAAAACCGCTCAGGAAGTCGTTTCCGACAACGCCGACCTGATGCGCAACATCCGCAGCCACGAGCGTTTAATGCAGGGAGCAATCGCCGACATCTGCCGCGCATTGTGCCATTGCGCAACGAAGTTCCTCGGCGCTGGTCTGGGCGATCCTGGAACCATTACGGTCAACTGGGACGATTCTGTGATTGTCGATACGCAGGCTGAGAAGGCGCAGGATCAGAGCGAGCTTAACGTAACGCTGAACCCTTGGGAGTACCGCAGGAAATGGTACGGCGAGAGCGAGGAGGAAGCGAAGGCTAACGTTCCTGGCGCTATCGCAGAGGACGATTACGCAAGCTTCGGTGAGCAGTAATGCTTGACGAGGAGAAGGACGCTAGCGCCGAATCGGAGGACGCTCTAAGCGATATGGAGCTTGCGATGCTCATTGCAGCCGCTTCTGCCTTGGTTTCATCTCCGATAGCGCACAAGGCTATCAGGAAGAGCGGGAGGGCGCTTCTCGCGAAGTTGCAGCAGATAGCGGGGGCGAACCGAGAATCCGTTAACGAAGCCATCGATCACGACTTCCGAGGGAGCTTCATACGCAACTGGCTTGCAGACGTTGAGGACGCTGGGAAGGTCACACCGAAGGCTGCAAGCCTTGCCGCGAAGAGGGCGCAGCAGAGGGCAAGGAAGCCGATTGCAAGCGTTCAGCGGTACGCAGCCAAGATGTCGCAGCAGATGGCGCAGAGCGCCTACATGGAGTATCTAAAGATTGCTTCGGAAGCGGCGTTTGCGTCAACGGGCAACATCGATGATCCAGGCGTGGGGTACGAACGGGCGCTGTCGGCAGGCATTGCGAAGATGGCGCGTAAAGGCTTGACGGCTTCGACCTACACGCGCAGGGACGGGACGGTTGTTCATGTTCCCGTTGACGTTGGGATCAGGAGGGCGATTGCGGCAGAGGGGCGCGAGCCTAAGATCAAGGCAACGCTCGATGCCGCTGACAGCTCGTTCGGCTTGGTTGAGGTCAGCAAGACGGCTAACCCCCGCGACACGCACCACCGCTGGGAGGGGCGCGTTTACTCCACGGGCGCTAGCACCGCAGGCTTCCCGAGCTTCGAGGAGGTCGTAGGCGATCAGATCAACGACTACAACTGCGGTCACCGCATCCGCGTTTTCAACCCCAACACGGGGCGGCGGTTCTCCGACCCGCTTGAGGGGACGGGATACACGGCTGAGGAATCGGCGGCGCTGCACACAGAGCAGGCGAAGCTTGAGAACGATATTCGAAAGCTAAAGCGCGAGCATGAGGTGCTTCACAGCCTTAGCCTTGACACAAAGGACGTTAACCGCCGACTGAAAGCCAAACGGGCTGAGCTTGATTCGCTGATAAGCGATCATCCGAAGATTCTAAGCCGCCGCGAATGGCGCGAGTACACATACGAGAAGGCAAGGCGCGAGCTTGGTCTTTACGGAAAGGTTCACCTCGACAAGAACCAGCAAATGACGGTGATGCTGAAAAGCGGCACGGCATATGCGCAGAGCAAGATACGCAAAGCTGAAAGGGCGAAACTTGTAGATAGGGCGCTTGCGGACAACTCAATTGCGATGATGGAAAGGCGCTCAATGAATGACAGGCAGTTCAGGCTGAATGCTAGGAAGCTAAAGAAGGAAAAAGGCTTTTTCGACATTGCGGCACACGGATTGCCCGGATACGTTGAAGCATACGGAAAGCGCATTGATGCAGAAACAGTTTGGGATATTGTGCGGAAAAGCGATGGATACAGCGGTGAGGATATTCGCCTTTGCGTGTGCTTTGGAGCCGTGGAAGACGAGAACGGTAGGTCGATAGCTCAGGAACTTGCCAACATATCGGGCAAGAAGGTGAAGGCGGCTACGAAGTTCTTCTTCATTCGCCAAGACGGTTCGTATTACGTTGGAAGCGATTTCTGGCATTCGGATGGTAAAATGGAGCTGTTCGAGCCGAAGGGAAAATCATGATTGGAAGCGAGAAGAGATTCGAGAAGGCGAGCGATGCCCTTCTTTCCATGCAGACGGAGATAGCGTCCGCGATGGAGCGCCTGTCCGAAACCCCGTATGCGGTCGCTTCAACGCAAACCTATGATATGGTCACTGGCGAACAGCTCGGTGCCTTGTGCGCGTACATCCATGACGGGTTCGGCTGGACTTCGGAAGACCTTTACAACTTCAAACATTACGGGTTGGTCGATTACAGCAGCGAATACGCAAAAGCCGCATTCGAGCATTTTCTTGAGCTAGTTTCCGCGTAATTGACATTCAGAACCCCGTTTTTGTGGAATACACGCAAAAACGGGGTTTTATTTATCCATTAAGCCGTTTCCGAGGTCGATAGATCGAAGAAGCGGCTTCTTTTATGCGATTGCTCAGGATTGCGGAAAACCCGCAACAGGCATGAGCAAAGCGCCATAACCGATGAAAGCCGCAAAAAAGCGGCTTTTCTTTTGCTTATAAACAGGATTTCTGTTCATAGACCAAAAAAACGGCTTGTTTTTCGGTCTATCGCCCTGACGCATCAAAGCGCCCTGCGACACGCAAATAGATTCTTCCTTGCTTGGGATAGCGCAAAAAACCCACCTAAGAGCGGAGAGAACCGCGCAAACAACCACTAGGAAGGAACAGGAATGCAAAAGCCAAACGATCCAGCAGAGAACAAGCTTTCTGCGCAAGAAGCAGGCGATAACGCCAACGGTGAAGGCGCACAGGGCGATAACGCCAATGGCGAGAACGCCAACGGTGAAGGCGCACAGGGCGATAACGCCAATGGCGAGAACGCCAACGGTGAAGGCGCACAGGGCGAGGGAAACGATGGCGATGACGGCAAGGTGCTAGACAGCCACGGTCAGCCAGGGATCAACAAGGAGCGCCACGACAAAGAGGTTGCCGAGTTGAGGAAGCAGATCGAGGAACTGAAAGCCGATGCCGCAGAAGCCGCAGAATCGAAGGCTAAGCGTGATGAGTTCGAGCAGAAGGTCAGCGACCTTGAAGGCAAGCTTGCCGATTCCGAGCTGTCGCGAAAGCTTGAGAAGGTAGGTTGCCGATCCGTCAAGGCTGCAAAGGCTCTGCTTCCCGATTATGACGGAGACATCGAGAAGCTACGCGCTGCCGAGCCGTTCCTGTTCGAAGAGGTCAAGCCTGCTGGCTCCACGGGATTCAAGCCGAAGGCGGCTGATCCCAAGGACGATCAGGAGGAGCTTGACAAGCTATTCGGAATCAAGAAGTAAGGAGCAATAATGCCCGTAAACCTCGGAGATTACGCATCTAAATTTACTACGCAGCTCGATACCATCATCGAGCGCGAATCCCTGACCTCCGACCTCGGAAACGGCGGTCTGCTCGGTGAGTTCACCGATGCAGGCGAGGTCAAGGTTCCCGACATCGTTGTCGAGGGACTGGCTGATTACAGCCGAACCGATGGCTTTGTGTCCGGCGGCTACACCTTCGGCTGGCAGACTTACAAGCTTCGCTACGATCGCGGTCGAGAGTTCAACATTGACATCCTCGATGACGAGGAACGCGCGAAGATCGTCTCCGCTAACGTGATGAGCGAGTTCACGCGAACCAAGGTCATCCCTGAGATGGACGCTGTCCGCTTCGCAACCATGCACGAGCACGCAGGCGTTCAGAAGGCAGAGACTATCACCACGCCCGAAGCAGCCGTGAAGGCTATCGAAGCTGCTGAGAACAAGATGCAGGACATCGGCATCGACCTCTCTGGCGTTTTGCTCTACTGCACCAGCGAGTTCAAGTCTCTGCTTCGAGCGGCGCAGAATTACCGCATGAGCCAGGGCGAGAACCCCAACGGTCGATTCGCCTTCTACGATGACATGAAGATCGTTCCCGTGCCTTCCGCTCGATTCCAGACGAAGATCGAGCTGCTTGACGGCACCACTTCCAGCGAGGAAGCAGGCGGCTTCAAGGCTGCTTCCGATGCGAAGCTGATCAACTTCATGCTGGTCGATCCTTCTGCCGCACTGGCAATCCAGAAGCACCAGACGCTTCGCTACTTCGCTCCCGCAGTCAACCAGAAGCGCGATGCGCATCTTTGGCAGTATCGCGTGTTCCATGACCTTCTCGTGCTCAAGAACAAGAAGGACAAGATTTACGCTTCCGTCCCCGCAGCTTAGGAGGGGGTTTCGAATGTCAACAATCGTAGGAACCAACGGCGCAGCAGAGCAGAAGCCTAAGCGCAAGCGCAAGCAGAAGCCTGCCGAAGAGGTCAAGGCTGAGGAAGCCTTGCAGCCTGCCGAAGCGCAAGCCGAAGCCGAAGCTGAGGAAACGGAAGGCGAATAGGCTAATGGGCGCATTCGACCCAAATTACGAGGAATACAAAGCCTTCGGCGGCACGTTGGAGAGCGCAACGTTCTCCTCGCTGCTGCCCAAGGCTAGCGCCCTTGTCCGCGACCTTGAGTTCCCGAACGAAGCAACCGATCAAACAGCAGAAGCGCACAAGAGGGCGGTCTGCGCTGCCGTATCTGCCTTTGGCGAGAGCCAGGCATACGCTGGCGGCGGCTTCTCGATCGGCTCTTTCAGCGTTAGCGGCGGCGGCTACTCCGAATCGGTGCAAGCCGTTGCAGATGCGGCAAGGCGCGAGCTTGTAGGCTCTGGCTTGCTGTTCAAGGGGATGATCCGATGATCCCGCCAATCCCAATATCGGTGCGCACATCCAGCGTTCAGGTTCGCAAGCCTGTTGAGAGCGATTTCGGCGGCGAGTACGGCGAGCCTGAGACGATCGAGAACGTGCGGTTCGAGGGCGTTTCCGCGATGGTTCGCGATGAGTACCGCCTTGTCGATGGCGCTAAAGGCTTGCTTTGGGTCGATGCAACAAGCAAGGGCGCGTTCGCGATCCCCGAAGGCTCGCTTGTGTCGGTTGACGGCGGCGAGTGGCTAACCGCTGCTTCCGTTGCCCCGTTCAAGGGTTTCGGAACGCGCATACACCATTGGGAGATTCAGCTGTCATGAGCGATGGGATGCGTTTCAAGGTCGAGTTCGATGCCGAGGAGCTTCTTGGGCGCTTTGTGTCGGAGAACGCGAAGAAGGTTCTGCTCGATGACATCAAGGCGGATTCGAACGAGTACGTTCCAGTTCGAACGGGAAAACTCCGCCATTCTGCGGTTGTAGATGTCTCGGACGGTTCGGTTTCGTGGACAACGGAGTACGCGCAGGCGATGTACGAGCGCGACCACGTGGGATCGACCAAGAACGCAAAAGCCACGGGACACTGGTTCGAGACGGCTAAGGAAAACCATCTAGACCAGTGGATTCAAGACGTTAAGGACGCTCTGTTCTCAAGATGAAACACACTATCGACCTACCGATTGCAGCAAGGGACGCTATCAGGGCGTGGGGGTTCTCGGACGCTGAGTGCCGCAGGCTCGACACCATGACGGGCAAGAGCGGAATCGTTGTTCGGCACATCGGAACAACGGTTTCGAGCGCCTATTACAGCGGCGAGCGGACGCTTCGGTACGTGTACCAGGTTGTGAGCCGCAGGACATCTGCGGCGCAGGCGATGGAGGAAGTCGCAACAATCGCGTACATGATGGAGCACATGCCGCTTACCAGCTCAAACGGCTCTTTCCGCTGCATCGATCAAGAGATTTACACGGAACCGCACGAGATAGCGGTTGACGATTCAGGCTATCACGTTTGGGCGGTCGGCTTCGTTGCCGAGATCGTGCCGAACAGCCGATAAGGAGGAATCACATGGACATCGGATTCGCAATGAACTATGCGAACCTTTACGAGATCAACACCACGCCCGAAGCGGCGGCTCCAACGTGGGAGCGCGTTGCGGCAGGCATCAACTCCGTTGAGTGGGAGGGCAACGAGGAGGTCGCTCAGGATTCCTATTACGATGGGGACGGACTTTCCTCTTCCGAGGTCACTGGCGGTCAGATCGTGGGCACCTTCGAGGGGCATCGAATCCACGGCAACCCCGCGCAAGACTTCATCGCTTCCCGCCTGGTTGCCTACGGCGCAGACCGTAAGACGGATTTCAAGTGGATTGCGCCAGACGGTCAGACGCTTGAAGGCATCGTCACTATTGCGAACATCAATCCGCAGGGCGGCGATCCAAACGCCAAGTCGGACTTCGGATTCGAGGTTCACTTCAACGGAATGCCGAGCTTCACCGAGGGCGATTCCGACACGTTCCCCGAAGCGATCCAGGCAACCGCAGTAACGGTCAAGGTCGGCGAAACCGCAAGCGTGAACCCGACCATCACGCCTGAGAAGGCTTCCCCCGCCGTTGCCTACGCGATCGAGGACACGAATATCGCAACCGTTGACGCTAACGGCACGGTTAAGGGCGTTAAGGCAGGCAAGACGAAGGTAACGATCAAGTCTTGCGTTCGCCCGATCATCGCGATTCAGGCAGATGTCACGGTGTCTGGCTCTTAAGCCACGCCGTGCGACAAGCCACAAAGATATAGAGCCGTCAGGGGCAAGCACCGCACCGCTTCCCCTGGCGGTTCTTTTTGTCTGCGGGTGCGGAAAGCAGATAGCGAGGTGCGGCATATGGCAACCGTAATTGGACTTAAAAAGACAAAGCAGGAGATCAAGATCGATGATTCCCCTGATTCCCCGTCCTTTGTGATGGACATGGGCGCAACGAGCGTATGGGGCAACGCGCAGAAGCTTCATTCCCTGCTCGGAGATGCGCGGAAGATCGAGCTTCTTCTGAGCGAGATCGATGAGGACAACCAGGCGCTTGCGGATGAAGCGGTTGCCAAGACCAACGAGCTTTATGAGACGATCATCGATTCCTATCTTGAGGAAGGCGCATACCAGCAGATCGTTGATTACATTTCTGGTGGCAACCGAACCGATGCGCTTTTTGCCCTGGCTCCGCTGATCTCGTTCTTCACCGAGAAAACCGTTGAGGTCATCGGCGAGCTTGATAAGGGCGCTAAAGAAAAGTATCTGGCAGATGTTGCAGCGCAAGCGCAGTAGGAAGCCAACGGCGTTCCTGTACGGCGGCGAAGAGGTGCTTGTATTCGCCGATGCGCGAACATCGCTCAAGGTGATCGACCTCTTCAACGATGGCGAGCTTTACGAGGAGCTTAAAGCCGAGATTCTTCTTCGCCTTCTGTTCCCTGATCCTGCGGGAACGGTGAAGCGGCTCGGTGCAGGCTTCAAGCCGTTTCTCTCCGAGCTGCTTTGGGAGCTTTGCGGACTGGACGTTGACGGTACGCACAGCGGCGATGCAGGCGGTGAGCGCGTCATCGACTTCAAGCACGATTCCGAGCTTATCAGCGCATCGGTGATGGCTGCATACGGGCGCACCTTTGACGAGCTGGCGAGCGAATGCACTCTTCGTGAGCTAACCGTGCTGCTCGGTCTTGCGCCTTATGAGACACCGATCGGGCAGGCGGTCTATTACCGAACGGCGAAGCCGCCGAAGGCAACCAAGTACAACAAAGAGGAAGTCGCACGGTTCAAGCGGCTTCAAGAACACTATCGGATTAAAGACCAGGTGCGGGCTGGGGATTCGATGCAACGGCAGTCGCAGGCTGCCTTCGATGCGTTCAAATCGCTCAGCATATCAGCGAAAAGGGGTTAGCCTATGGCGGCTGACGGCACCGTAACAATCAAAGCCATCCTCGATGCCGCTGGGGTCACTGGCGGCATCAAGCAGATAAAGCAGGGTCTAGCGGACGTTAAGGACGCTGCAAGCAAGGTAACGTTCGAGGAGCTTAAGACTGGCGGCACCAACGCCACGGCTCTAAGCGGATCGTTGAAGAGCCTGGGCGGCACGGTAACGCAGCACGTGACCATGCCCATCGCAGGCATGGGGGCGGCTATCTTCAAGAGCGCGTCAGACTTCGACACGGCTGCAAGCAAGATGGCGGCTTCGCTCAACCTCCCGAAGGAGACGGCTGAGGAGTTCGCGCGCATCGGGCAGGGCATCTACACAAACGGCTGGGGCGAATCGCTCGGCGAGGTAAACGATGCTCTCTCGTACACCGCCCAAACGCTCAAGAACACCAGCGGCAACACGCAGGAATGGCAGAAAGACTGCGAGATCGTAACGCAGAACGCGCTGGTGATGGCTGATGTTTTCGGCGCTGACGTTAGCGAATCCGTGCGCGGCACGAACGCCTTGATGGAAGGCTTCGGTCTTTCTGCGCAGGAAGCAAGCGACCTTATGGCTGCTGGTATGCAGCGCGGATTGAACTACACCGATGAGCTGGGCGATAACCTGTCGGAATACTCCGTCCGCTGGGGCGAAGCAGGCATGAGCGCAAGCCAGTATTTCAGCCTGCTCGAAGCAGGAACCGCGAACGGCGCTTACAACCTCGATAAGGTGGGGGACTTCCTCAACGAGTTCCTTACGTCACTCTCCGATGGGCGCATGGAAGCGGGAATCGGCGCTTTCAGCCAGGGGACGCAGGACGTTTTCCGATCGTTTCAGCATGGCGGCGCAACGGCTCAGGACGTGCTGAACGCCGTTGTGGGCGAGCTTGGGTCGATGCCAGACCAGTACCAGGCGGCGCAGATTGCGTCCGAAACGTGGTCATCGCTCGGCGAGGACAACGCTATGGGCATGATCGAATCGCTTGCGAACGTATCAGACACCTTCGGTGACGTTGACGGCGCTGCAAGCGAGATGGCAGACACAATGAGCCAGAGCCTAGGGGCGCAGGCTACTAGCGCGTTCCGCGAGCTGATGGCTGCATTGGAGCCTTTGGGCGAGCCGTTGGTGAACATCGCCAAATCGCTTGCTCCCGTGGTGAACGGCTTCGCGCAATGGTTCGCGTCGCTCGGGAGCGGTGGGCAAACCGCAATCGCCGTTATCCTCGGTATCGTTGCGGCGATCGGTCCATTGCTATCGCTCGCTGGAACCGTGATTACCGTCCTGCCGATGCTCGGCGGCGTGTTCGCGGCTATTGCAAGTCCCGTGGGAATCGCAATCGCGGCAGTTGTTGGCGCTATCGCCGTCATCACGATCCTTTGGAACACCAGCGAGGAGTTCCGCAACGCCGTAATGGCGATCTGGGACGGCATCTGCCAGGCGTTCTCGGCTGCTGGCGAGTTCATCGGCGCTGCAATCCAGGGAATCGTTGACTTCTTCGTCAACCTTGACAACACGATTGCGAGCTTCGCAGGGGCGGTCGTTAACTTCTTCACGGTGACGATCCCAGAAGCGTTCAGCTCCTTCATAGAGTTTTTCGCTTCGATCCCCGAAGCCATCGGAACGTTCCTGCAGACGATCATCGATAGCGTTGTCAACTGGGTTTTGCAGATGGTGCAGAACGCGTACAACGCAGGCTCGCAGTTCGTGCAGACGATCATCGACTTCTATTCTCAGCTTCCTGGCAGGGTCTGGGAGTTCCTTTGCAGCGTTGTGTCGAACGTGGCGAACTTCGTCTCTCAGATGATCGGCAAGGCGCAGGAGGTCGGCTCCCAGTTCCTGGGCAAGATCGTTGAGTTTTATTCTCAGCTTCCTGGGCGCGTTTGGGCGTTCCTGAGCGATGTCATCGGCAAGGCGGCTAGCTTCGTCTCCGAGATGGCGGGGAAGGCTAGGGACGCAGGCTCGCAGTTCATGTCCAACATCGTCAACGCGCTATCCCAGATTCCTGGCATGGTTTGGAACATCGGATCGAACATCGTCAGGGGCATCGTTGGCGGTATTCGGAGCAATATCGGGAGCATTGCCAACACGCTGTTAGGCGGCGTGAGGAACGCCATCGACAACGTGAAGTCGTTCCTCGGCATTCACTCGCCATCGCGCCTTATGCGCGATCTCATCGGTAAGAACATGGCGCTCGGCTTGGAGATCGGCTACGAGCGCAACGACCCGATGGGCGCAATCGTAGACAGCGTCAAAGGCTTCGCATCTGACGTTAAGGGCGGCTTCGATTGGTACGCGAGCAGCAAGACGCTTGGGTGCCTGCAAACCGTTCCGGCAACGGCGGCGGTTGGAAGCGGTGCGGTGAGCACGACCAACAACAACACCGCGACAAACAACAGTTACACGTTCAGCGGTGACATCGTGATCAAGTGCGATGACGCTGAGCAGGTTCACGACATGGGCGAGCTTGCCCGTGCGATCATGAAGGCAGGTGGATACCGTGGCTGACGCATACAGCTCATGGATCGTTGAGTGGCACGGCGGCAAGACCAGGGCGTATGTCAACGCCTGGGTCGAGAGCCAGACCGACAAGAAGGCTGTTATCAGAATCCAAGGCTGCTGCAACGCGTGGAGGATCACGCAGTACGGGCGGCGAATCAGAATCTACGTTGACGGCAGGGAAGTCGGCACCACTACCGATGTGGTGTTCTCGCGCTACGGTGCTGGGAACTTCGGCTGGATCGACAAGCGCGTTACCGTTGATCGCCAGAGGAACGGTCGCAACGTCACATGCTCCTGTCTGATCAAGAAGGAGGTAGTTGACGGCTACGGCGCATCCGGCAAGGACGAGCAGCGCACCGCTTCGGTTAACGTCTGGGTCGGTGCCGCGATCCTTCGCCCTCCATCAAAGCCTGGCAAGCCGAACGTCTCTCGCGGCAAGGCTGGGATCATCAACGTTGATTGGGAGAACAACGCAGCGAACGCCGTCAAAACGCAGGTTCAGCGCATGGAGTACGGCGGCGATTGGGCAACTGTTCTAAACGATTCGAACGTTGTCACGAGCTACAGCGATTCGGTTGGCGCGGGAACGTTCGCCTACAGAGTTCGATACGAGAACGCAGACGGATACTCTGGCTGGTCTGACGTATCGGAGTTCATCACGAGCCTTCAAGCACCGGCGGTGCCAACGATTATCTCCCCTTTGAACGGCGATACTCTCAACATCTCTGACGGCAACCCAACGCTAAAGTTTGCCCACAACCCGCAGGACGGCAGCGAGCAGACGGGCGCTCAGGTTCGGTGGCGAGCCGACACGGAAACCGATTGGCAGACGGTGACGCTAACCACGGAATCGTCCCTGCTGCTCAACGTCATCACCGATGCAACGGTGAACAAGAACATCACGTGGCAGGTGCGCACAAAGGGCGCATACGATGGCGGGGGGACGGCTGAGAATGCGTGGTCTGCGTGGAGCGCAGCGATCACCTTCTTCATCAGAACGGCACCTCAGATCACCGTAAGCGTTGCGGATAAGATCACCGAGGTTCCCGTCTCCGTGTCGTGGGACTACGAGGACGCAAGCGGCACACAGGCTTACTATTCCGTGTCTTTCGTAAACGATGACGGCGTGGTTGTGTACTACGAGCGGTTAGAGGGAGCTGCCACATCGGTCGAGATCAAGCCTACGGACTTCACGCCAGTTCATCAGCGCACGTACACGGTCGAGGTTTTGGCGGTGTCCACAACGAGCCTTCAAGCGGTTAATTCCGCTTCGTTTACGGTCGATTACACCCCGCCAGCTGACCCAGTGTTCTCCGTTATGCTCGATCCTGACACGCACTCGAACGAGGTCACCGTTTACGACACCCTCAACGCCGTTGCAACCGAGCATTTCAACGTGTTCCGCGATGGCGAACTTGTGGCAGACACGCTATACGATGGGCAAAGCTTCGTCGATGTTCTGCCGCCTTTGGACAAGCCGATCACGTACCGTGTCGTTGCCTACGCTGCTTCTGGAGCGGTTGCGGAAGCTTCGCAGACGGTGAAGGTGCCTTCAAACGGCTTCCTTTGCGTGAACTACGGCGCGGGGAACGCCAAGGTTGCGAAGATGCGAAGGAACCTGAGCAACCCAGATGGCGTTAAGGGCGAGAAGGTAATCAGAACCGTTGCAAGCTCGAAGCTACCGAAGGTTTTCTATGGAACCCACAAGACAAGGGAGAACACGGCTAAGGCTGACGTTTGGGCATTCCGCGATGTTCTTGGCGATGGCGATCTGGCAAGCCTTGCCGCGTTCATCGAGCTTGAGAACCACAACGGTGACGTGTGGCTGAGGTTCCCGTTCGGCGATCTGATCCTCGCAACGATCGACACATCGCACGACATGGACACAGGATCGCGCAACTGGGCAAGCGTCTCGATCGATTGGCAGGAGGTTTCCCGATGATCGACATGAACAAGGGAGGTCGAACGACCTCCTGGCGTTTCGTCCGCGTTAGGCGCGTGATCGGTTGGAAGTCGGAAGCCTACGAGGACAACGCCTATGAGGAGGTTGGAACCGTAAGCGGCATCACGTCATGCCGCATCGAAGAAGCGCAGCTCACGAGCCTTAAGGTTTCTGGCTCGATCGAGTACGTTGACATGCCCGACCTTGGGGACGATCTTCTGAGGGTTTACGCCGACATGGAGCTTGACGGCGAGGTCGAGTCCAAATGCTACGGTACTTTCTTCGTTTACTCGAAGAGCGAGGATGTTTGCGAAGGCTCGCACGTGGGAACCGCCGACCTTTACAGCGTCCTTGTGCTGCTTGAGAAGCGTCTGCTTGAGGGCAACTACGCAGTAGGTGCGGCGTACACGGCTAATTACCTCCCCGTTGTGTCCGAGATGGTGTACGAGGTCGGCTTGCCGCTTATGCTCACACCAGGCGGCTGGGAGGTTGCAGCAATAAAGACATGGGAGGTCGGAACCTCCTTTCTTGAGATGGCGAACGACATCATGGAGCTTTACGGATACGGCTCGCTCAACGTTGACGTTTGGGGGAACGTCATCGCAAAGCCTTACCAAGACCCTGAGACAGCTGTTGCGACCACGGTTTTCAGCGACACCGAAGAGGATGTTTCGGACGAGAAGATCAAACGCGAATGGGACGTTCACGACACGCCAAACGTTGTGGTTGTGCGCTCTAAGCTCAAAGACGATTCAGAGGTCATCGGATCGGCTGAGAACGCCGATCCGAACAACCCGTACAGCACGGCGGCGCGTGGGATGCGCATAGTGCGGTTCGAGGAGGTTGAGGGGCTTGAGACGAAGGCGCAATGCCAGGAGAAGGCTGAGGCGCTGCTGATCGAGGGGATGCAATCAATCGAGCGCCTTACGATCGGTCACGCAGGCAAACGGTTCAACGCAGGAGATACCGTTGCAGTTGACTACCAGCGAAGCGGTTTGAGCGGGAAATACAGCGCATACAAGCGCAGCGTGAAGGCAACTCCAGACACCGAGAGCGAGACAACGATGAGAAGGACGGTGAAGCTTTATGGCAACGTGGCGAAATCCTGATCAGCTCATAAAGGCGGTAGCCGATGCGCTAAAGCCTTTCCTGCGCAGGAATTACTGCAAGATCACCACTGGAAAGGTTACGGATACGTTCGATGACGGAACGGCTTCTGTGACGGTGAACGGAAGCTCGCTCATGGCGGTTCGGTGCTGCTCTTGCGCAAAGGGGAACGTGGTTCTGATCGTCTCGCAGGCAAGCAACCATTACGTCATCGGGGTAAGGCAGACATCATGATCGAATACGCTTTGCGGCTCGGAGTTGACAAGCCGATACAGAACAGGACGGTAACGCTGAGGAAGGGCGAGAAGGGCAACGCGCGGCTCACTATGCACGTATACCAGGCAGCCGAGGAACTTGACCTGACGCTCTACGATGTGGCGCTTTGCGTCATGCCGCACGGCTACGAGCTGCCATGCTCTGTGCTCAACGGCGAGGTCGTATACGAGGTCGATGAAACGCTTACGGCAATCGAGGGAGATTGCAGGGCGTATCTCCGGCTCTCGTATGACGAAACTGACGTGATTACAACGCAAGCATTCGACATTGAGGTAATGGAGGGCATCGCATGAGATATGCGCTTACTCTTGACCTGGCGAAGCCAGATGACGTTCGCACGATCAAGATTCGCAAGGGAGAGATCGGGTCGGTTACGCTCGCGATCGTTGTTAACGAGGACGGCGAGAAGGTTGACCTGACGCAGTACACGGCTGTACGCTTCTGCGCTTCGAAGCCTGACGGCGTGGTTTTCGAGAAGGTTTCCGTGATCGAGGACGGCACGGCAACGTACACGCTTCCCGCTTCCCTTGCTTCCGCACGGGGGAAGATCAGCGTAGCGTACGTGATGCTTGAGAAAGAGGGATACATCGGCACCACGCAATGCGTCTGCTTCGATGTGCTTGATGCTGTCCCGACCGCGCAGGCAGAAGCTGTTTACGTTCCCGAGTTCGAGGAGTTGAAGGGCAAGCTCGATGATTACGTTGCCCAGTACGCCGAAACCCTCAAAGCCATCGAGCAGGCAGAAGCAGACCGCGCAACCGCTGAGCAGGGGAGGGCAGGCGCCGAAACAGCGCGAACAGAAGCGGAAGCAGCAAGGGCGCAAGCCGAGGAAGCGCGTTCTTCGGCAGAAAGCGCACGTGAAGCAGCGGAATCGAATCGCAGCGCGGCTGAATCTAAGCGTGCAAGCGAGGAGCAGAAGAGGGCAACGGCTGAATCTGGAAGGGTTCAGGCAGAATCCAACCGATCCTCGGCAGAAGGCACCAGAACCACGGCTGAGACGGCGCGAGCGGAAGCGGAAGCGAAGCGCAAGGCTGAGTTCGCGGACATGATCAGCGCAGCGCAGGGGACGAAGCTTCACATCTGCGCAGACGGCGAGTTCGGCACTGACGGCGTTCCATCGCTTTCTGGCTCACCTGGGATCATCTACCTTGTGCCTTTCGGTAAGCAAGGCGAGAACGACCGCTACGCAGAGTGGCTATACGTGAACGGCAATTGGGAGAAGATGGGCATCACAGGCTCTAGCTTCGATCCTATCAGCACCGACACCATAGACGCTATCGCAGGGGGAGCCACCAAGGCAGGTGACGAGGTGGTGAACACCACTGGCTTGAGCTACTTCTTCACAAAGCTGAGCGGCATCTTCTCAAGGATCGGGCATAAGCACGGCAAAGCCGACATTACCGATCTTGCGGATTGGGCGAAGGCTGATAGCAAGCCGTCATACGCATACAGCGAGATCAGCGGCAAGCCAACGACCTTCACCCCGTCTATCCACACGCACAGCGCAGCGGACGTTGCGGCTGGAATCCTGCCGATTAAGCGCGGCGGCACTGGCGCCGCAACGGCTCCCGAAGCGTTGGAGAGCCTTGGGATCACGGTAGGCACTGGCGAACCGCCTGCAACGGGAACCCCTGGCTCTATCTACATCAAGCTCGGGGGGGGGGCAATGATTAGCGGCAGCTCAACGCCAATAGGCACGATCACGGCATACGGCGGATCGACCGCCCCTAGCGGTTGGCTTATGTGCGATGGCTCGGAGGTAAGCAGGGCGGAATACAGCCTTCTCTTCGATGCGATAGGTACAGCCTACGGCGAGGGTGACGGAAGCACGACATTCAACCTCCCGAGCATGGCGGGAAGAACAGCCATCGGATCGTCTGCTTCCCATGTATTAGGAACAACTGGCGGCGAGGAAGCTCATGCGCTGACAGCTTCCGAGCTTCCTAAGGATTACGCTTCGATCTTTGCCCGTCTTAACTCTTCAAATGTGCCTAACGTGTATCCGCGAAGCGGCGCAACACACAAGACGGAATCGGAAGACTACACGCCCCTCTCGCTGAGCGGAAACACAGGAACCGATATTGACGTGATCACATTCTCGGGCGATGGCAAGGCTTTTAACGTCATGCAGCCTTATCTTGCGGTTAACTACATCATCTATGCTGGGAGGTAGACATGGCAAGGCGTAAAACCGTATCGAGCGCGAAGGGCAATCTCGGCAAGCCGTCAGGCTCTAACTTCCAAGCATGGGTCGAGATCGCGTATGGCGATTTCCCCTCTGCTGACGAGGTTGAGATTTACACGGTTGAGAACATCTACGTAACCGATGGCGATGAGAGTTCATGGGCGCGTGTGAGCTACGAGACGGAGCACCACGGATCGGGAACGGCATCGATCGGCTATACGGGCAGCTGGTACGGAACGCAATGGTCTTACCTCGGGACGTTCAAGCGCGGTCAAACCGTCAAGGCTAGATGCAAATGCTACTACACGGGCGGCAGCGGCAGAACGTACACCTCGGAAGCGTCCTGCTCGTACACGATTCCGCTGCTTACGCCTGCAACCGTATCGGTCGATAAGGACAAGGCGAAGATCGGCGATACGGTTACCGTCACCGCTGCGGGCAACACCACGGGAGAGAGCAGCGCTTGGCTGTGGAACCTGGTTCCCGTGATGAACGCAGCGGAGGATGACAAGCAGCCTGTTGCCGATTGGGTTACTTTCGACTGGGGAACCGCTGAGCCAGGAAGCTCGCGAGTTGTAAGCGCGAACGATGAGACGATGACGTTCACGCTTACGGTTCCATACCAGTTCAAAGGTTTTAAGTATCTTTGCCTGAGGGTCATCCAGTATCAGGAATGGTACGGGAACACCTTCGATTGCCCGTCTGAAACGCTGTATGTTGACATCAGCGGTAACGGGAGCAGCGTCACCGCCTACGGCTCTGACGGTGCTGGTCTGCTATCGAAGATTCACGCTTACGGTGCTGACGGGAAGGTGTCAACGCCTGCCGTCTATGCGTACAACCAGGCGGGAGAGCCTGTGCAAATTCAATAGCCAAGCAAGCTTTAAGCGCATCGGAAACGGTGCGCTTTTTTTGCGCCCTGATACGGGCAGAGAAAATCATCTCGAACGTTAACACCAGACAAAGGAGGAACAAGCGAATGGATGTTCTCTTCACGACAGAGCAGCAATGGGCGATCTGGATCACGGCGGCGTTCGTGATCCTCGATGTTGTCTCGGGCGTAATGAAGGCGGCTAAGAACGGCGAACTCTCAAGCTCGAAGATGCGTGAAGGCTTGTGGCACAAGAGCGGCTATGTGCTGATCGTGTGCATGGCTATCTTGATCGAGATGGGAAGCCAGCATGTCGATCTTGGATTCGACATGCCATTGATCGTCCCCGCCTGCATCTACATCATCGGCAGCGAGATCATGTCTATCTTCGAGAACGCAAAGGCGATCAACCCCGACCTAGACAACGGCAAGATAGCACAATACTTCGAGCGTAAGGAGCAGTAATGGGCGATTACGAGACTGACAACGCAACCGAGGAGGAGCTTGCGGCGATGCCGAGCGGCGTTGCCACCGATTCGGACATTCCAGATCAAACGGCTAAGGTTTTGGAGGTCGAGAACAATGGCGAATGCTAACGACTTCGTTGCGGTTGCTGCAAGCCAGATCGGCGTTAAAGAGAACCCAGCGGGGAGCAACCACGTAAAGTACGGCGAATGGTACGGCTTGGATTACAACCCTTGGTGCGATATGTTCGTTTCCTGGTGCGCAGATCAGGTGGGCGCTTTGGGCATTGTCGGAAAGTTCGCCTACTGCCCCTCGCACGTCAACTACGCGAAGAAGCTCGGGCGTTGGCTCGACCGCGAGGAGAAGCCGCAGAAGGGCGATATTGTGTTCTTCTCGAACGGCTCCCGAGCCTGCCACGTGGGAATCGTTGAATCGCGCAACGGCTCCGCAAGCGTGACCACCATCGAGGGCAACACCTCGGTAAGCAGCAACGACAACGGGGGAGCCGTAATGCGCCGAACGCGCGCATACGGCGTTAAAGGCTCCAATTGGTTCATCATGGGGTTCTTCCGTCCCACATGGGACGGGCAAAGCGCAAACGTTCCTTCTCCCGAGCCTTCGCAGGATTCGACCAGCAACAGCGGTTGGTCGTTCTCCGATTGGGTGCGCCGTTTGCAGCGCGAGTGCAACGCTCAAGGCTACTCTCATCAAACGGTCGATGGCATCCCAGGCACCAACACGCTGAACGGTTGCCCTCAGCTCGGGCGCAAGTCGCGTGGGAACATCACCAAATTGATGCAGGAACGGCTGATCTTCCTCGGCTACAACTGCGGATCGTGCGGTGCTGACGGCATCAACGGCGGCGATACGCAGCGAGCTGTAAGGGCGTTTCAGGCTGACAACGGACTTGAAGATGACGGAATCGTTGGGCGCAACACTTGGCGCAAGCTCCTTAAGCTTTAGCTAAAACATTGACTGTCATTGCGCCTGGCTTCGGCTGGGCGCTTTTTTATTGCCGATGGAGTGCAGTTCACGCAGAGCGATCGGCAAGGCGAGCAATGCAGGGAAGCGGACGATATAGCGGAATACCATTGGCTCGATGCTCATGGGAACGCAGCTGTCATGCTCGAAGGATTGCCGCGAATGCTTGGCTAAAGCAGAATCTGGACGGGAACGAATCTAGGAAGAATCGTTCCCGTTTTTTCATTCTCGGTTTTCCCTTTTTCGGCAAAATCGCCGTTCCCTCAGAACCCTCAGAACCGTCAGAACCCTAGGTAAATCAGATTTAACTATATTGGCGATAGTTGCGCGAAATCATCAACGCACTTGATAAACGCAGCTCAAACGCTGAAAACGCTTCTAATCTCGTCTGCGCTGGGAAGAGTTTGGGAAGAATCGGCGCCAAAACGCTGAATCTTTGCGGTTTCTGCCGCCAAATCCCGCTCATGGATTTTGGCGTATATGTCCATCGTTGTCGTTATGTCGCTGTGCCTTGCCATCTGCTGAATAGCCTTGATGTTCATGTCGCTCATGCAAAGATAGGAGATGAACCAGTGGCGCAGATCGTGGGGGCGGGGATCATCGAAGCCAAGCTCGGAACCGAGCTTCTTCCATGCCCTGTTGAGCGTTGAGTACGATTCCTGCTCATATATAAGATTGGTCGATACGTATGTTTCGGGCGTTTGCGTCAGCTGCAACGCCTTCATGTTGTTCGCCTGCGTAACGCGCCACATAGCCAGCATATCGGCGAGCGTGTCTATCATCGGCAGCGTTGCGTTCGCCGCCTTGCTCTTCGTCCCCTTGATCGTTATGAAGCCGCCCTGAATGTCCTTCCATTGCACAGCCAACGCTTCGTTTGCGCGGCAACCAGCGAGCAGGGCGAGCAGCAGAGCCATGCAGCGGGGGTCTTGCCGCTCGTATATGTCGTAAGCCAAACGCTCGAACTGCTTAACGCTTATGGCGTTGACCTCTCGCTGATCCTTCTTCACGCTTGAGTACCCTGCAAATGGGTTGCGGCTTGCGTAGCCTTTGGGGATCGCAAAGTGCGTCATCATGCCAGAGAGCGCAGAGCAGTATATGTTGATTGTGTTGCCGCTGTAGCGCCTTCCGCTGAGCGTCCTTCCCTCGATCCAGCCTTTGACCATATCGACAACGTGCTTGTCGGTGATCTGCGACACGGGCAAAGCCCCGATGCAATGGCAGACCGCCTTAACGGCGCATTGGCGGGAGTACCTTGCGTTCTCGGAAAGCTGGTGGAACGGATCGGCGGTATCAAGCCAAAGCTCACAGCATTGGCTGAGCGTCATCTTCTTCGATTCGGCATGGCTCATCCCGAGCAGCTTGCGCTTGAAATCCTCGCGTGCCTGAACGGCTTCGGTATAGCTTCCGTGGAAGGTCATCGCCCTTTGGGCGTACTTTCCCGTAGCGGGGTTGATTCCTACGCTTATCTTGATCTTCCATTTGCGGCATTTGCTCTTCGGCTTGTCCTCCATCGCATATATGCCGCCTATGCCCTTCGTTCTCATGGCAGCCGCCTTTCAGCTCATGATGCCGTACTCTGTTCTCTCGCTTATCGTCTCCCAGCCTTCATCGCCGCCTACTTGCCTGTACTTGAGCGCGTATATCGAGTATCCGTTTCTGTTGGAATCGAACTCGAGCATGTACCCATCACGCTTGCGCCAAAGCACGTACTGCCCGTTTTCGAGGCTTCCGTCCTGCGTGTACCTCGTTGTTAACTGCATCGTGTCCTTGTTGTCGTAGGTGCACGGCGCGTCCTCGCCTGTAGGCACGCTGCATTCCACATAGCATTCGACAGGGCACCTTGGGGGGTCTCCGTATGGCTCTGGCGGAATCGCTTTGATAACGCCGAACGTGTAGTGGAACCTGCTCTTGTCCTTGTAGGACGGTCCCAGCACGCAGGCTTCCTTCATGATTCGTCCGTACTCGTTCGAGGGCCAGCCGTCCGTTGCGCGATCAGCTTGAGAGAACACGTACCAAGAGTGCAATATTGCCTGCATGTTTCTGGTGTAGTTCGGCTCTTCGAGGTCGCACCACTCGCTTTCTTCGACTTCGCCGGTTGCCTTGTCTATTCTTCGGCGTACGTGATAGCTAACGTTGCAGAAGTCGAACCCGCACGGCGCAACAGGCTCAAGCGTCCTGATTTCATCGAACGTAAGGAACTCGTATCGCTTTTGTTCGCTTTGCGAAGTCGGTTCCTCCTGCGGCCTTGCGTGCTTTGCATTGATGACGTTTCTCTCCCCGAACCTTTCGAGCAACCCCATGCCTGAGACTCCTTTATAACCGAGCGACCGCGTAAACGACCTTGCCGAGAATCCTCACCTCTGGCGATGATTGGTCGGTTGCATCGATGATCCTCCGCTTGTGGGACGGATTGGTGCTGTCAGGCTCAAGGACGATGAATCCGTCCATCTTCTTTATGCGCTTGACCGTAGCGTCATCGCCGTTGACCTTAACCAGCGCAATATCACCGCTTTGAGCGTCAACGTGCGTATCTATCAGGGCATACGATCCATCGGTCAGGACGTTGTTCATCGAATCGCCCGTTATCTTGATGAAGAAGTTCCCCTCTTTGCAATACTCTTCTGGGCAGGGTATCGAGCCGCAGTCAAGCTCGAACGCTGGGCATGGCTCGCCAGCGTGTGCGGCTCCGATGATCGGGAGCGAGCCAGAAGCGGCGATAGGCTTTATCTTCTCGCTCAATCCTCCAAGGCGCGTTTTGGCGTAGTAGCCATCCGAGTATCCGAAGAGATCGTTCTCTGTCACATCAAACACGCTGCAAAGCTGCTCGATCGCTTCCTTGCTGTTCGGACTTGTCCCCCTGTTCTCCCAATGGGAGACGGTAGCAGTTGTTATATCGAGCGCGGCAGCTAACCTTGCCTGCGTCATCTTCCTATCTTCACGAAGAGCGCGGAGGTTCTTCCCGAAGTTGCTGTTTCTTGCCATAGGGTGTCCTTTCTTTCGCCCTATATACATTTTAGTTTTTATAAAAAAGTTTTGTATGAACCCAAAATATATATTTACAAACTTAAATGTATAAAATAATATATACATCAACGAAAGGAACCAGACCGAAAGGCGGCAACGAAGATGATGAACGCAGATGACATCAAGAAGGGAATCGAGTGCATGAAGGCTCAGAAGAAGAGCCTTGAGAAAGAGATGCTTGATCTTAAAACGCACCTGGTCAGGGGCGTTTACGACATGGGAAGCGAGGAGCTTATCATGGTTGCAAACAGGATCGCCTATCTTGAGAAGCGAATCGAAGCGGGACGGGCGAAGATCGATCTCGCTGAGCTTATCGTCCGCTGATTTTTTTTGCACTCGATGTATACAAAAACGTATACATCAGTCAGTTAGCCGATGAATGGGCGGCTGCAAACCGTATCAGAAGCGGGGATTTAGAACACACCGCAGCCGTTCATTCAGCGCCTAACGGCGGCGCTAAGCGCCTACGGGACTAAACACTTCTCCTAACCAGCGGATTCTTGCTCAACCCTCCACCCGTAGGCGCTTTTTGGAAACCAAACGACAGAAAGGAGTACGAATGGACGAATGCGAGCATTACGAGAAGCGCGTTCTGCGGTATTGCGGATTCACGCCTACTAAGATGGCTCGAATCCTCGGCATCTCGCTTCCAACGGCAACGGCGAGGTTCAACGACCCGTCAACCCTCAAGGCTGACGAGCTGAAGCTGATGCTCGAGGAGCTTCACGATGATGACGCTAGGGAGATGTTCCTATCGATCATCGGCAAAAGGAGCGCATAATGCGCGAAATCAAGCGATGGAGCAGAGCCGAGGACGCTGTTATCAGGCGCTATCGGGCTCAGGGAGCTTACAGGATTCGCAAGCAGCTCCGCACCATGTGCGGCACGGATCGAACGATTGAAGCGATCCGCATGAGGGCAAGCCGCAAGGGCGTATCACTTGCCAAATACAGGCAATGCGATGTTTGCGGCGCTGTTCTCAACTCGCACAACAACAGCGGAAAATGCCCCGACTGCAACCTTGCAGACCGTATCGAGAACATGCAGCAGCGCAAGCGGCATCTTGAATCGCTTGAGCGCAAGGAAGCCGACACCGAGCTAAGGCGCATATACAACGCAGAGCGCCAGGCGGTGCGGCGAATGGAAAACCGCCTGAAAAAAAGTTCCGAAAAAAATACGGCGCTTTGAACAGGCAATTAACAGTTTTTGTAACAGAAATTCACGTTTCCAACACACAAGAAAGGACGAAGAAAGATGGAAAAGAAGATCACGAAGAAAATCCGCAAGAAGGTCGCAGAGTGCATGAGTGAATCGATCGATGCAGTCGAGGTCATGCGAGTTTCGGAATCTATCGGAATCACCGCTGACGCTATCTATGCGGTTCCTGGCAATGCTGTTCATCTTGCGAAAATCATCGTTCTTGGCGAGGACGAGGAGATTGACGATAAGCGATTAAACCGTATCTATTACGGTCTTTGGGTTTCCGTTGACGCGCTTGAGGAATGCGGCATCCACTTCGGCGGCGATGTCTACTGCACAACCGTCCTTGTCTGGCTCCGTACCGATGGGAGCATCGCGCATGTTGCGATCATCGCTAAAGGAATGTAGCGATGGCAACGCGACTTTACACACCGCCTGAGCTGGCGAAACTGCTCAACGTATCGGCTAAGACGATCAGGGAGAGTTGCGCGGCTGGGAGGATTCAAGCCTACGACTTCGGGGACGGAAGCTCCGTCATGTGGAGGATTCCGTTCGATGAATCTGAGATGAAGAGCATCGGAAGGAGGAACGCAAAATGCGCCTACACAAAGGAAAGGCTCCGCGCCAACGCACAGCAAAACCGATGATGCGGAAGCCTAACCCACAACGCAATCATACCACCGCAGCAGCAGCGGAAAGGGAGCTGATGGCTTACGTGACGATCTTCTTCCTTGCCTTTTGGGCGATGGTTCTGCCCGAGTTCATAGCGGCAATAAGCAAGACCATCTTCGGATAAACGGAACCAGAGAGAAAGGAAAGGCATGGAAGAAGCAAAGATCATCGAGAACGATCTTGCGTTGATCGAGATCGACACAGGCGAGGTAACGAGCCTGATCCTCGGCATGGATGCCGAGATAAGGAACTGCTCGGACATTGTAGCCGAGCTAAAAGGAAGCATCGACCAGCTTCCAGAGATGCAGACGGAGGACGTTAAGCGCATCGCAACCGACATCAACGGTCATCTGAAACACGCAGACGAAGCTCGCAAACGGTTCAAGCGCGAGTGGAAGAAGCCGCAGGACAAGGTTGAAGCGGCTTTCAAGCAGGCGATTGAGCCTATGACCGAGCTTGTCAACGCCTACAAGGGCGAAGCGGCTAAACGCGATCAGCAGATCAGGCAAGAGAGATATGAGCTGCTCTGCGAGTTTTACGAAGCCGATGCGCCAACGCTTGCGGCGCTTGTCCCGATCGAGCGTTTCGGGATCGTCCGAGACAAGATGAGCATTGCGAAGTCTTGGAGCCTTATAAAGGCGCAGGAGAAGCTTCACGCGCTGCTTGTGCAGGCGCTGAGCGATTGGGCGGCGCTGAAAACAAGTCACCTTGCGTTCGAGAAGGAAGCGGAAGCGGAGTTTTTCCGCACGCTGAGCCTACAGGCGGCGCTGAACCTCAACGCCATGAGGGAAGAGGAGCAGGCGCGGATCGACCAGCTCAACGCAGAGATGGGCGTTGCGCCAGAGCCAGAGCCTGCCCCCGAGCCTGAGCCAGAGCCGAAACCCGAGCCGATGCCGCAGCAGCAGGCGCAGCCGCAGCAGGAAGAGCCAAGGAACTACACCATCACATGCGCGATGACCGAGTGGCAGAAGCAGCAGGTCATCGGGTTCCTTAAATCGATGAGCATCAGCGGAAGCATCAGAGAGATTCGCAATATCAGGGAGGTTCGCAATGAGCAACCAGCTATCTAAGACATATGAAGCAAGTGGGAAGTCGATCACCCTCACGGCGCAAGACGTGATCGACTACATCTGCCCACTTGCAACGCCAACGGAAGTGAAGATGTTCCTAGAGATGTGCGCTGCATACGGCTTGAACCCGTATGTAAAGGACGCTCACCTGGTCAAATACAAGGCTAACTCGCCTGCAACGATGGTCGTGGGAAAAGATTTCTACACCAAAACGGCAGCGAGCAACCCGACATTTGACGGAATGGAAGCGGGGATTTCCGTCATCGGAACCGATGGGTCGTTCCACAGGCGCGAAGGCTCGATGCTCATGCCGGGCGAGCAGCTTGTGGGTGGCTGGGCAAAAGTCCACATCAAAGGGAGAAGCGTTCCGAGCTTCGATGAAGTCGGTTTCAACGAGTACGCAGGGAAGAAGTACGATGGCTCGCTCAACCAGCAATGGGCATCGAAGCCAGCAACGATGATCAGGAAATGCGCGGTTGTCCATGCCCTGCGCGAAGCGTTCCCCGCCAACTTCGCTGGACTTTACGACAGCGCGGAGATGGGAATCGACACCGAGGAGATTCCCCCTGCGACAGCACAGCAGACTGCTGTAGAGCCAGAGCAAACCTACGAAGAGACTTTCTAAAAGGAGACAGAGCCAATGGCAATCAACAAGGCAACCATCACGGGCAACATCACCCGCGATCCTGAGCTTCGACAGACGCAGGGCGGCACAAGCGTCCTCACAATCGGCGTGGCGGTGAACGATCGCCGCAAGAACCAGCAGACGGGGGAATGGGAGGATTACCCAAACTACATCGACTGCACGATCTTCGGCAACCGCGCAACGGGCGTTGCCCCTCACTTGCAGAAGGGCATGAAGGTCGCGATCGAAGGCAAGCTCAACCAATCGCGTTGGCAGGCTGAGGACGGCACCAACCGCAGCAAGATCGGGATCATCGTTGACGAGATCGAGTTCATGGCTAAACGCGATGGCTCTCAGCAGCCTATGCAGCCTATGCAGCAGCCTATGCAGCAACAGGCGCAGCCGCAGCAGTTCGCCCCTCAAACGGCATCTAAACCAGTGCCGCAGCCTATGCAGCAGTTCGCCACTCAGCCTATGCAGCAGCCAATGCAGGCGGCACCAGTGCAGCAGGCTATGCCGATGATGCAGCAGCAGGCACCGCAGCAGGTGGCGAGCATCTATGACGAAGACATTCCGTTCTAAGGGCGGGGATTGATCGTTTACGGGCGGGGTTGCGCTGGCTGCCAGACAATCCCGCAATCAATCCAACCTTTGCAGGCTAAGGAGCTGCCAGGGACGATGCGACACGGCAATGTCATTGCCTACAGGGTATACGGATGCCGCTGCATCGAATGCCAAGAGTGGCAGCGAAGGAACAGAAAGGAGAGCAAGAGATGGAAGAGAACCTGATCGGGAACAGCTTCACGTGGTTCAAGCAATTCAACGCTCAGATCGCGGAGATGACCGAGGAGGAGCAGTTCGCCTTCATTCCCGAGGTTGTGCTTTGGGCGGCGTTCGGAAGGGAACCGAGCTTCATGGACGCTAAGGGAGATCAAACGGCGCGTTACATGAAGCAAGCGTTCCTGGGGATGAAGAGCAGTCTCGACAGTTCGATCAAGTCACAGAACCGCGACACTGGCGGCGCTCCCAAGAAGAGGA